CGCGCAATACCAGTAAGTGGATCAATCGCTAGCAACCAAGTTTGAAAATCTTGATTGGAATTTACCTCTTGCCAGTCTGGAACCGACTGCTGCAGCTCTCCCCAGAACGCTTGCTCCGCTGTAGCTGCTTGTTTCTGCGATATCTGCTGCACTTGCGGCACTACGCTAGATTGCATCTCACGGATAACTTGCTCTAGTTGGTCAATACGAGCTTGCGAAGATGTTTGTTCTTCGCGGCTAACTTTTCGCATTACATCAATAGAGTCACCCCACTCCTCCACGTCAGCTTCTGTAATGAGCTGCTGTGGTTTAGGTGGCTCCTGCTGCGCAGGCTGCGCGCTCATAGACGTAATCAATTGCTCAAGCTGTGTAACTCGTCCTGCCAGCTCACGCTTTTCAGCGTGCAGTCTAGGGACTTCAGCATTGTACATCCCCTGTAGGGATCTCCATCTCTGCTCATAAGTTTCTTGCTCACCATCTGTGCTGCCCTGCTGCTGCTCATCAGCGGGCGACTGGGATACTTGTTGGGACTCGCTGTCGGCGGTGTTAGTCTCTTGCGCTTGATCTTCTGTCTCTACAAGGTCGGGCGCATCGCCCTCCTGCGGAGTAACATCTGTATTAAGCTCGTCGTAGAGTTTCTGTACTGCCTCAGACTGTCTCCTAACTTGTACTGGTAAAGCCATACTGTACGCTCCTATCGGTGTGCGTGATTGGGCGGCTGTTATTTTAACTGTGCCGCGTATTCAGGGGACTTTTGAATGAGGTCTCTGACCTCACGAAGAACTTGGCACCGCCCCTGTGCTCGTGCCACGTTCGTTACTGGGATATCTGGTAACTTATTAAGTTCCCTCTGATACCACTCGTCGATATATTTTACAACAGCCGGAAACCCTTTTGCTACACTGGCAAAGTCTTGCAAAGTAACAGGGTCGGGCTTTATCAAACCGTGCCCCCTGTATTCTGGTTCATAACAGTTTTAGCATCCCCGCCGCCCTTGGGTGACCCATCAGGCTGTGTTGGCGTAGGCGCGGGCTGTTGCTGCTGTTGCTGTGTCATTGCGCGTATCTTGCTTTGCGTAGTCACAGACTCTTGTTCTTTAGACGGGATTATGTCGTCAACCGGCATTTGTAAACCTTTCGCTACTTCGCGGAGTATAGCCGCGCGCCCGTCTTGGCCGATAATCTCTAAATCCATGGGGTTTGCGGTAGCGTTAAGGAACTCAACACGGCGTATATTGACCGTTTCCTTAACCGCAAGATTAATAGCACCTTTAGCAATAACCTCTACATCGCCCTTAATCGACTCATCTTCGTCGTATCGCATGTTGTAGAGAAACTGACGCTGTACAGTCGGGCGTATTATGTCGTTATCTATGTGCATAACCACCTGTCGTATGCTTTTACCAGCTGAACCCATAAGCATAGAAAGCCCAGACGCGGTTCTGCCCGCCCCCTGCACGTTCATATCGCCGTAAACGTACGCTGGAATGCCACTATGATCGTCCGCTAAACGAGAAAATCGGTCATAAACCGCCATTAGTTCGTTAGCCCTAGAATCAGGCTGCGTAAATCGCACCGCAGGCGCGGAAGACCCTAGCGGATCGTTCATAACCTGCCATATTTTCCATGGTGAAAGCTGAGTTATGTCCTCATTCGGCGGAATGCGCTCTAAATTAACCTCAACCTGCGGCCCAGAGGCTATAGCCATGTTATTTACAAGCGCGCGAGCAGAAGCATTACATACGCTCTGCAGGTCTTCTATAATTTCTGGTATGCCCCTGCCCCAAAATGCGCCGGGAGACTTAATAAACGAGGTTTTAGAGTAAGGTTTTTCGCCTAGTGGGTCGTAATTAAGCACAGCTTTAATAACGTAGTCACCTACTACCCAAACATTCGCGTCATACTCTTTTGCGGGGTCAGGTACTTCCTCATCAGACAGGCCCCACTCACGTAAATGAGTTCCTGTTACTTTTCCCCAGAATTCTAGCGCGTCAAAACTATCTACTGGCGTACGGTATGTATAGTATTTGCGCTCAAGCTGGTCTTTCTGCAGCTCTACGCCCTCACTAAGCCACGATCTGCCATTGCCTTCTTTTAATACTTTACGTATGGCATCGTCGTCGTACCCCGGAACCCCTATCAGCTCAGATAACTGCGTACGGGGCATACGATGCAGCTCAAACAAGTACCCGTCGTTAAGGTGAGTAACCCCCGGCTCTGGGTAAATGCTAAACGGGTCAACCCGCTCGTACTCTGGGCCAAGCTTTTCGCCAGCTTCAACAATAGTTTTACCTTCCGCGCTACGCTTGTACTCTAAAGTACGTTGCCGCCGGATAATAGGGCCTTTGGTAAACGCACAAGGGAACGTAACCAAATCAGTTAGGAACTCATTGAACGCCTCACCCCAATTCCCTTGCGAAAATTGATCTGTGATCTTTAGCTTCATCTTATCCGCGCGGTTCTGCGCTTCTTGCAAAACTCTAAAGCGGTATTCCTGAGACACAAGCTCTCTAAGCTCTTGCATCTCAGCTGCTGTAGGGGCCTGCCCAAGTTCCTGCAGCATTTGCATAACTCTATCGGCAAACTCGTCCTGTATTTCTTTCTGCTGTGTCGGGCCTATTTCTGGTATCGCAGTAGGCTGCAAATCCCACGGGGGCGTGCCTTGGTCAAGCAGTATATCGCGCAGCCAGCTCTCAGCCGCGCGGCACTTAACTTCTGTCAGCATCATATAGATCTCTGAGCCGCCTTGACGCGTTATCTGCGCTAGTTTCTCAGGCTCATAATCCCCATTGCGCTGACGTAAAGCGCGCAACATAATGGTCTCAATGGGCTTTTTAGCTATTTGCGCAGCGTCCCAACAAGTGCGTATATACGCGGTTAAGCCAAGTATTAACTCACTGCTCTGGCGCTCAGAAAGCGCTGCTTCAATGCGCTTCTGTTCTTGCTCATCAAGCTCTTTATTATTAACAACTCGCAAAAACGTTAAACCCGGCATACTCCGCCTTTATGTAAACGTGTCGATACACACGTAAGTAATTGCAGTTATATACTGTAACTAAAAAATACGCAATAGAAAAAAACCCGCCGAAAGTCGCATTTAACCTCCGACGGGTCTTAGCTAGGCGGAGAAAGCCATGCTAGTGCTGCAGCTAGAAGAACTGGTGAGAGAGGAGCACCGTTACTAACAACACAGTACATAAATATCATGTCCATCCGCCGGAGGCAACTTTTTTTATCTCTCTGCGTCGCGCAAGCACTTCTCCCCCACCTGCTGTGCCAATGTGCAGCATCAAGTATTGCAGAGCTTCAGCGACGTGCGAGTGCTTATTTTTGTCAATAGACCCATTCTTAGGATGAAATCTATACCCACCCATCATAGCCGCCTTAAGCTGGCTGCAGCGTGGGTCAACAACAAACGCGCTATCACCGTCTACTTGCCGCATAAGATAGTCGTCAACCGCGTTAAGCCTAGCGCTGACCTTATTAGTTCTTGCTGGCAAAACGCGCATACCCTCGGCCTTAATAATGTCTACTGCACTACGCTCGTCTGTCTGCGCTCGCTGTACACCCGCCGGGTCAACAATAACTAGCACGGGCATACCAGAAAAACGCTCATGCAACAGCGGCTTAAGCACCGTCCGCACAAACCTCTGCACACCCATGTCGAAGCTAACTGCTTCATCATATATAAGCGTACGCCCACGAGGATCTTGCTGTCCTATTACAGCTGCAGGAGTCAGCCCTAAGTCCATACCTATGACAAGAGGTCTAACCCCGTTAATAATAGGATTGAGCGTTTTATGCGCCATGTGGTAGTCAGGTCGAAAATACTTGTAGACAGGCTGGCCCGCGCTCGACAGGCCATACTCCCCGTCGATGAACACCCGCACATACTCCTCTGACCTACCCTGCGTGTCGTAGTACTCATCCGGCAAGTTCTCTATGTTCTCAGCGTATGCAGAGCGCCCGGACGGTTGCTTAAACACCGACCAGCCATTGTCGTTATAGCTAACCCCATCTTTAGGGTCTAGCTTCTCCATCTGGTAATACCACCACGTATCCATCGTCGGCGGGTTAGTATCCCCCCACATACCATGCCACGTCGGGCCTCCGTCCTTGGAGGAGGGGAATCGTCCAATACGCTTAGACATAGCGTCTACAATCTCAGGCGCTATATCCCTACACTCGTTAAACCACGCAAACGACAACTCTAGTGAGTTTAAATTAGCCACATCGTCCGCGTCATCCAATGCCCTAAACATAATCTCGCACTCAACATCGCCTACCTCAAAAAAGTAAGTCTTGGTAGTACGCATATACCGCCCGCACACTCCCGGCGGGAACCAATCCAAAAACGTCTTAATCGTCGTGTCCTGCAGCTGCCGCGCAGTCTCCCGCACCACAGCCGCCCTCGTCCTGCGCTTACCTGTATTCGGGTCAGGTTTTTGCAAACTCGCCCTACGCACAACCTCAAACGAGCAGGTCACAGACTTACCAGACCCTACTGGCCCCATCAAGACGCGCATTTTAGCGTCGTCAACCATAAACTTTTCGCCCGTATACGGCGGTTTGTAGTCAATCTCTAGTGCCATCTGGCTCTCCCTTGCCTAGTAATATAACTATAACCTCACGCGGCCTCTTTCGTTTGGCGGGTATAATTTTAGTTTTGAACGAATGCCCAGCTTGGGCTAATTGTTTTTCCAGTTTTAAGCACTCTCTAGCTGTGCTAAACCTAGCAGCAGGTAGCCCATCGTACGTGCTGCTAAACTGTTCCAACATCATCGTACTCTACTGCTTCAACAACCCGCTCCTGCTCCATGGTCATAGTCTTCTCTTGCCCAGCTAGGTTTATAGTTATTTTAACGCCTCCAGCGCCCCCAGCAGAGTCATCAGACTCTTTGGTCTCTAGTCCAGCCCACTTGACCGTACTCTTTATCAAGTCTGCTTTCACCGCAGGGGACACATCAGGGCTGTGTATTAAGCCCCAGCTGGTAGTAAGCAGCTCCTCGGCCTGCGCTTTTGCCTTAAGTTTAAACGTAAGTCCTTTCTCACAGATGTCCTCGCGGTATGCGGCTACCCGCTTTAAAAAAACTGGGTCTTTATTAAATATGAGGATCTCTGCGCTCTTAATGCCATGGCGCTGCTTAACTTCGTCGATAGTTTCGCCACTGCCTTCAAGAATTAAAGCTATGTCAAAGGCTAGGCGGTCTGTCCACTTAGTGTGGAATAAAGGGAGATTGTCCATAAAACGAGTATAGGTGCGCTATGGGGCTTGAGCAATACTTTTGGCGCAAAAGGTTTACAAACTTTACACCTTGCTTTTTCGGGGTCTTGCTTTAAGCGGTTTACTATTATAGCGGGGGGGTCCGGTTTTCCATGTCCGACTACCCCCTCCCCGTCGCCCCTACGTGCTAGCGCGAAAGAACAAAGATTAAACAAATACGATAGATAAACTTGACAGCGATGTAACGTTATGGTTCAATAGAAACCGTTGGAGCAGCGCAGCCAACACCCACTAACGGGACAACGCGCACTGACAGGAGATAGGCAATGCCTTATAAGACAAGCAGTACTGAACGCGATACATGGTTATTCGTAGTCGCTAACGAGAAGCAAGCTGGTGGTATAGACGTATCGGACGCTCTGACCGCCAAGGCGGAGGAGATCCAAGAGATGCTGAACGAGGCATACGTGATGACCAAAGAGCTAGAGGTGGAGATACGCGCTGACCAGCGCGAGTCTGGGAAGCTAGCAGTCTCGGATACGCTTTACTTCTCGCTAGGCGGCAACGGCAAAGACTGGAAGCTGGACTGGAAGGTCTGCGCTAAGGTCAACACGCCAGACCCGACAACGGCGATCCACCCGAGCAAGCGGGCAAAGGCTAAGAAGCCAGCGCCAGACCTGAACGCAGGAGTGCTTAGGATGAAGAAACGGATGAGCGCAGTCAAAGCCCTCAAAACTACACAAAAGTAGCAACCACAGGGGACGGGCCGAGAGGCCCGCTCTCCCCGCTTAACTAGAACAAAGAGAGTACATACTATGAATACTAACCGCCGAGAAACCCAAGAACACATGCGCAAGTTCAAGCGCAAGTTTAGGCTCAGTGAACAAGAACGTAGGCGCAAGTTTAGGCTCAGTCAACAAGAACGTAGGCGCAAGTTTAGGCCCAACAGCGGAATTGACGCGTGGCAGACCTGCTGGCAACTTACATGCGCGTGCATAGTACTCATCGGCAGCTTCTACATGCTAATTCGATTATCGTCTTAGCCTAGACGGCTCATAGACCAACTAACAGGGAGCGAAGGCTCCCTTTTTTATGCCTGCGATTTAGGTACGCACCAGTTGTCATGTTCTCTGCCTTCGCGCTTCTGCCTCTGCCTCTGCCTCCGCCTCCGCTTTTGCCTCTGCCTCTGCCTCTGCCTCCTCCTCCGCCTCCGCCTCCGCCTCCGCTTTTGCGGTAAAGGTGACGCCATACGTCGGGGGCCTGAAGGTCGGATGCTTAACGCGCGCACTACTTGACATTATACTACTTTACAGCCTTAAACCTGACAATCTACAACTATCTATTTAACTATCTAACTTATCTATAAAACGTGGGGGCCTTAAAATGCCGTTACTTTACACACATAATTAGTAAAGTTTGCTGTAAACCACTGAAAACAAAGGGGAAATTTCCATAATACTTAATACATTACAATACTAACTATCTAAACTATCTATAAAATATTATTAATACGCTTATGTTTACCCTTTTCATGTGGCCCTAAAATCAGGAATGTAAAGTCTTAAATAGGCAAGAAAATAGTTGATCACATTACTACAAAAAACGTAGATAGTTTAGATAGTTGGCGCTAAGCCTTTGATATATAACATGTTTCCACTATCTATTTATTAGATAGTAAAGTTAGATAGTTTATATACGCTATACCTTAGCCAGTAAGCGACACCCAAGTCTCGACGAAAGTTGACAGCGAAACTTGACAGCCGATTCGAGGCGTGCTATCTTGGTCGCTGGTTTCGCAACGGTTCGCTACTTACAACACTATAGAGGGTAACATTATGAAAGCTATTAACTTTACTAAGGACATGGGAGTTTTACGTATCACTGTAAAGTGTGCTTATGGCCGCAATCTTGCAGTACCGGATAACGCAGTAGCGTTCTTGTTCACTGAGCTACTAAACAAAGCAACATTGTCTAAACGTGATCTGGAGATAGCCAAGCGTATGGGTTTCCGTGTTGAGGTTAAGCAAACCGCAGTGGAGATAGACTGACGAAACGGGGTTATCCCCGTCCTTTACAGCTGGTTACTGTAAGGCTGATGAGTCAAACCAAATGACAAGTGGAGAAAACATGTCTATGAAACTTAAATTGTTCGGTGTTAAGCGTGTCAGTACTAACAAAGTACTAGACCGTTTCTTTAGCAGCAAGGTAGCGGCTAAAGCTTACAGAGATGAGCTTGGAAAAGAATTGCACGCTGTAATTCTTGGGCCAGACCATCATAAAAACCAAGGGAGAAAATAATGAGAGCTGAGTATCTTAGAAACACGTTGACAGCATTGTTCGATGCTAAGCGTACAGTATGTATAGAGGGCCCACCCGGCGGTGGCAAAACGTCTATAGTTAGGCAAGTGGCTAGGGAGCTTGACGTTCACTACATAGAGCGGCACTTGCCTACTAGCCTAGTGGAAGACTTCGGCATACCTAACATAAGCGGTGACACATTGGCATTTATGGTGCCTGACTGGTTCCCCGCTAAAGGATCTAAGTACGACGACGGTAGGGGCGGCATCTTATGCTTTGATGACCGTAACCAAGCAAGCAACGATTTGCAGAAGTTACTGGCTAATATTTGCCAAGCTAAAACGTTACACGGCGTTGCTATGGCAGATGGGTGGCAGGTTATATCTACAGGCAATCGGCAGGCTGACAGGGCAGGGGCTAACCGCGTCCTAAGTCACTTGCGTAACAGAGAGACTGTACTGGAGCTTGATACCCACTTAGACGACTGGCGTAAATGGGCTTTAGAAAACAACGTTGTTACAGAGGTTGTCAGTTTTATTGGCTGGCGGCCCCAGTTGCTGCATAAGTTCGATGCCGATGCTGACTGTAACCCTACGCCACGTAGTTGGGTTGAGGGTGTCAGTGACGTGCTAGGTATTGTTCCAAAAGATGTGGAGTATGAGTGCTTTGCCGGTGCTATCGGGGAAGGTGCGGCCAGCGAGTTTGTTGGCTTTATGCGTATTTTCCGCAAGCTTCCTA